CAGATGAATACCATTGGTTATATGACAAGGTAATACCAAGAGATGATGCAGATTTTTACATTACTACTTATTTAGACAATATGTTTTTAAATAAAAGTATTGTAGAAGAAATAGAACGTTTAAAGGATACAGATGAAACGTATTGGCAAATATATGGTTTAGGTTTAAAGGGTATTTCTAAAGCTACTATATTTAATTATACAGAAGTAAACAAGATACCAGAAGATGCAGAGTTTATAAGCTATGGTGCAGATGCTGGATACTCCAATGACCCTACTACTTTAGTAAGTGTATATAAAAAAGACCACAACCTCTACATAAAAGAACATATTTACCAAACACAAATGACCACTTATGATATTGCTAACAAATGGAAACAGTTAGGAATACAAAGAGAAACAATATATTTTGATAGTGCAGAACCAAGATTAATCGAGGAGTTACGTAGAATGGGTTTTAACGTAAGACCAAGTTTAAAAGGCGCTGATAGTATCAACGCAGGAATAGACCTCTTAAAACGCTTTAAAATACATATAGAAAAAGATAGTCATAATTGCATACAAGAGTTTAGGAACTACAAATGGCAAGAAGATAGAAGTGGTAAAATGATAAACAAACCAATAGATAAAAATAACCACACTATTGATGCAGTTCGCTATGCTACTTATTCAGTATTAAGCAAACCTAACTTTGGTAAATATGCTATCCAATAAAAATAACCTCTACAAATAGTAGGGGTTTTTTATTTCTAAAATATTTAAAAAATAACTATATACTTATATGAAAGTTGAATTAACAGTACCAAATAGTTTAAACGAGATTACTTTAGGTCAATACCAAGAGTATTTAAAATTAAAAGATTTAACAGAAACAGAACTATCTCTTAAAATGATTGAGATATTTTGTAATGTAAAGGCTGAATATGTTAGATACATAAAAGCAAATGATGTATCAGATATAGTAAGTATTATTTCTAAAATGTTTGAAAGTAAACCAAGTTTAGTAAATACTTTTAAATTAAATGGTGTTGAGTATGGTTTTATACCAAACCTTGATGAGATGAGTTTTGGAGAATATATAGACCTTGATAGTAACATAGGAGATTGGGATAATATAGATAAAGCAATGGGTGTTTTATACAGACCAATAGAAATAAGAAAAGGTAATAGGTATCATATAAAAGAATACGATGCAGGAGATACAGAGCATTTAAAAGATATGCCATTAGATGCAGTATTGGGTTCTATACTTTTTTTTTATCATTTAGGGAGCGAATTGTGTCAAGTTACGATGAACTCTTTGGGGAAAACGGAGGAAACACTCTTACAAGAGTATCTCAATTCGGAACAAAGTGGGGTTGGTACTCAAGCGTTTATGCACTCGCTCAATCAGATATTAGGAGATTTACAGATATCACTAAATTAAAAATGCACGAATGTTTACTATTTTTAAGTTTTGAAAAAGAAAAGCAAGAAATAGAAGCATCACAAATAAAAAACAAATTTCATCAGAAATGATGTTTTAAATAAAAAATAAATTAAATGCAAGGAATTAGAGGTTTTTACCAACTTACAGAAACTATAAAAGAACAGTTGCTAAATGATGTAAATGTCAATACAGTAACTACTGGAGATATAACAGAAATAGATTTATCTAAACAAACTATATTTCCTTTATCACATATCATAGTAAATAATGTAATAACAGAAGAACAATATTTATCTTTTAATATTACAGTTATGGCTATGGATGTTGTAGATGAAAGTAAAGAACCTACAGAAGATATATTTAGAGGTAATGATAATGAACAAGATATTTTAAATACACAGTTGGCAGTATTAAATAGATTGACAATGTTATTGAGAAAAGGGAACTTGCATTCCGATTTATACCAATTAGATGGTAGTCCTAATTGTGAGCCATTTTACGAGAGATTTGAAAACAAGTTAGTAGGATGGGCGTGTACGTTTGATGTATTTATTCAAAATGATATTAATATATGCAACTAAAAGAAACACAGATAGCTTTAAATAAGTTTGCTAAATACGTTATACAACAAAGTAGAAGTAATCTAACTAAAGGTAAAAAGAACGCTTCTAAAGAACTTTATAATAGTTTAGATAGTGAAGTGAAGATTTCTAAAAATAGCTTTCAATTAGAGTTTCTAATGGAAGATTATGGGGTGTTTCAAGATAAGGGAGTTAGTGGTACAGAAAAGAAGTATAATACACCTTTTAAATATACAAATAAAAAACCACCTGCAAGTGCATTTAGTCAATGGGTAGTTAGAAAAGGATTAAAAGGAACAAGAGATAGTAAAGGTAGATTTGTAAGTAGAAAGGGTTTGCAGTTTGCAATAGCGAATAGTATTTATAAGAAAGGTATTAAACCAAGTTTATTCTTCACAAAACCATTTGAAAAAGCATTCGATAATTTACCAAAAGAGTTAGTACAATCATTTGCTTTAGATATGGAAGCCTTATTAGAAACAACAATAAAAGATAATTTAAACAAAAAGCAATAGCTTTTAAAAAAAATAAAAAATGGGTATAAGATTATTAAGAAGTCCATTCCATATAAGTAACTCAAGTTCAAGTGGTGTTTATGCTGTTCTTACTTTAAGAGTAAATAATGTTGTTATTTATGAAATTAAGAAGTATAAGAATGTGACAAGTGATAGGCTTTTATTTGAAGTAGCAGAATTATTCAGAGATTATTTAGATGTAAACTATGATGATGTTACAACACATTCAAAGAGTTATAATTTCACTTTAAGTTGGTATGATGCTAATAATAGTTTTGTAACTGCAACAGGTGGTAGTGGTTTCATATCTGATGGTTATGGATATTTTGAAGAAGGTAGTATTGCAGTTTCATCTAAAGGATTATTATTGAGTAACAATGTAGTTTATAGATTACAAGATGCAGATGTTAAAATACCTATTGACAGAAATAAAGCAACGCAGGTAGTTTACTTATTAAATAATAATATTGTAAAAAGTCAATCAATAACTACAAGTACAGTATCAGCTATTCAGTATATTGGTAGCAGTAGAGATAGTTTTAAAGATAGAGTTTTAGAAGATGGTGGTACTTTTGAAGTAAATTCTTGTATATCAGAATTTGATGATACTATTGATTTAGATAAAGTAGATACAATAAGAGTTATTTCAGATGGAGATATTGAAGAAATAAAAATAAAGACAATATCAGAATGTAAATACACACCTGTAAAAGTTAGCTTTGTAAATAGATATGGTGCTATTCAAGATATATGGTTCTTTAAAAAGTCTATTGAAACAATGAATAGTACAACTGAAAAATATCAATCTAATATAATCAATCAATTTGGTGCTTATAATAAAACAGAACATCAAGTAAGAAACTTTAACGTACAATCAAATTTTAAATTATCATTAAATACTGGTTATGTTGATGAAAGTTATAATGAGCCAATGAGGGAATTATTACAATCTGAAAAAGTTTGGGTTGAAATTGATAGTGTTGTAAAACCTGTAAATTTAAGTACAAGAAACTTAACATTTAAAACAAGTGTTAATGATAAATTAGTAGACTATAAGATTGATGTAGAATATGCTTTTGATGGCATACAAAATGTAAGGTAAATGCAAAAACTACAATTATATATTCAAGGTCAAAGAGTAGAATTATTTGATGATGAAACTGTATCTATTACACAATCTATTCAGAATGTAAAGGATATTTCTAAAGTGTTTACAGACTTTTCAAAACCTTTTACATTACCTGCTACAAAAACAAATAATAAGATATTTAAACACTATTATAATTATCATATTGAAAATACTTTTGATGCAAGAAAAAAAGTAGATGCAGAAATAGAATTAAACAATTTACCGTTCAGAAAAGGTAAAGTTAAATTAGAGGGTGTTGGTTTAAAGGATAATAAACCTAATACATATAAGATTGTATTTTATGGTAACACAGTTACTTTAAAAGATTTATTAGGCGAAGATAAACTACAAGCATTAACAGACTTAAATAGTGAAACACTTGTTTATAACGATACAAATGTAAAAGCTAAATTAACAGTAGACCCAACTACAACTGATGTTATAGCACCTTTAATAACACATACGCAGAGGTTATTTTATGATAGTGATACAGCAGAGCATCCACACGGTGAACAATATAGTGGGAATTTACATTATGATGGTGGTACTGGACATAATCACGGAGTAAATTATACAGAGTTAAAATACGCATTAAGAATACATAGAATTATAGAAGCAATACAGGTTAATTATCCTGAAATTACGTTTAGTGATGACTTCTTTAATACTACTAACACACCTTATTACAATTTATTTTTATGGTTACATAGAAAGAAAGGTAATGTAGAAAATTTAGATGGTGTTAATCAATCTATCGTTAATAGTTTTCCTGCAACAGTTTTTGATGAAGATACAGAAAGTCAGATGATAAATACATCTACTTTAAGGATATCAGGTGTTATTAATTATTATAGAGATGTTGATTTAACATTAACTCCATCAGGTTCTACTCCTTATAAAGTTATTGTGTTTAAAGATGGTGTAGAGGTTTATCAAAGTGCAACTGTTACAAGTACCTTAACAATCAATAAAAGTCAAATAGATTTATCACAAGCAGATTATACAGTTTTTA